GTATGCGCCCACCGTGCTAGTCGGGGCGCTGATGAGTAGCATGGTCTCGTTGTCGGAGCCTCCATCTGTGTGCCGCACGCGAATGTCGTCACTTACCGCGATGTTGCCAAATGTGGTGGTGAGCTCGCAGCCTGACCCCGTCCCCCCCGTGGTGGTTACGTCGTTCGTAGGGTTCACTGAGTAGTTGCCCGGGTTAAACACAGCCACCGTTAGGACTCCTCCGCCGCCGTCAGTGGTGAGCACCCGAAACGACGCTACCGTTTCGAATGTACCGTTTCCGACGTCTAGCGTAAGGATGTCGTTGTCGGTATAGAGCGTCCCCGCCGTGCCAACGGTAGATGAGATAGCGATGCCGTCAATGGACCCGGTGGTACCGGAGCTGATCACCGTAAAGAATTCACTGAGGTTAACGCTGGCGGTTACGGGGTAGGTGGTCAGAGCTATACCTAGCTCGAAGTCGTAGACGCCCGCCTCTGGGGCAGAGAATGGCACGGTCGTAGTGTCTTCCTCTACGACACCCAAGTTCGTATCGTTGTCGAGGGTTGACGCCGCGACAGCGAATGTCTGATTGAGGTTTAGGAGAGAAACAAAGTCAGTGGGTCCAACCGTCACCACTGTATGTTGTGTTTCTATGTCTATCTTGATATCAGTTGGGATCACCCCTGCGCTATTCCTGAGGATCTTCGTTCGGCTCACAAAAACAGAAGCTTCGCCACTATTGAAGCCCGGAGGATGCGAAAGCAAAACTACCGGTGCGCCAGTTTCATCTATGACTGTCGCGCGATACTTCGTGTCTTCGCTAGTCGGAAAGTCAGCGAACAATAGAGATGCATCATTCTGGAGCGCCTGCGTCTCGTCACGGAATTCGCCAGTTCTGAAATCTCTTCTCGTATATTCGCAATCGATGCCGCGATCGTCGAGGCCACTCCCGCCTGATTTGAGTGTGTCGATGTTTACGGTTGTCGGGAATAGGACCGTGTTGAGCTCGAGCTGGCACGGAGGGTACGGCTTCTTTGCGCGGTCAGTCATCTGTATTTGTACAGTGGTTGATTCGCCTTCTGTTGCCTCATCAGTGTCAGATGTTGGTCGCATTTGGACATCAACTAAACGCCCACTTGAGATGCGGGTTTCGGTAATCCCGCCACCCATAAACAGCAAATAGATTCGGTCGTTAACCACATGGGGGCCTGGCACAGTATCGAGCAAACCACGCCAGCATCCATTGAGGTTAAGATGAGTCGTTTGGTCAGATACGGAAACCGGCGCTAATATTTCGTCGCCGATCAAAACCATATTAGTCAAGTTGGTGCCGATATCTTCCACGGAAACATTCTGTTCGAATGCGGCGAGCAAGCCAGCCAGAGTGCTCGGGTCCGCGTTCATTTCAACAGTCAAAGTGCCTAGTGCTGTTCCAATGGCGATTGCGGTCCTTACCTTGCCTATCAATATGAAGTCGTAGTACTCGGCATCTTCTGTAAATGCACCAGTCGGAGGTGAGAAGTCGTTCCTTTGGAAAATCTTAAAACTGATTTCTCCATTCCCCTGCGCACGTCCAAATGTAACTAGCCGATCCGGCACTCCCATCTGGTCAGTGTCTCTGAAGATAAATGCGCGCGGTGCCGGAAACACGACCTGATCATTAGCAGGGATGCCGCCAACGTCGTTCTCGGGAGCGACCCATCCGGTGTCCTCAGAGTCGCCGAAGATAGGAGGTTGGAAACTGAATGCATCCTCTATAACCAGCAGCTCTATTTTCCCCTCGGTTAATAGCCCTGTGTCTATCCTCGTTACTCTCATTGGAAATTTTGTTTTGCCATGTTTTGGGCTAGTTACTGCAATGACATCGTTGATCTTTAAGCTGAATCCACTTCGGTCTACAATGATTACGCCCTTGGCTAATGGCCTCCCTAATTGGACTATCTCACGCGATGCTATCTGGTTCGCTAATGTTCGATGTTTGCATCCCGGATAATTCTGCGTTGCCGGAACCATGGTTTCATCTTGTATTGCAAAGTTGGCTAGGTCATGCGCTTGGGCGTAAGTCTCAAAATAGTTCTTTGCCCTGTCAGAGTAAAAAACTCGAAGTTGGTTTATTGTCTCTGACCAATCATCAGGAGCGAGCGATTGAATTTCTACGATATTTGTTGCTGTGTCGAACTGCGGTATAAGATCGACATCGTAACCGCCTCTGGCCAGACTGATTTCATACTTGCCTGTGAACCGGTTAAAAATTACGACGCCGTCTATCTGCCGCTCGACCTCTTGCAGCAATCCCGATGCATCGATTTCGCGATCTAGAATCATCGAGAACCCATTATTCTCAGTCTTCATAATGGTCGCAACGGTTTTGAATTGTGCAGTGTCTATGTCGCCTGGGACTTGCTTTAACCCAAAATCATCATCGGTTAATATTTCAAAGATGACATTCGCCGGATTCATGTCATTGCCATTTATAAGCTCTTCTCCGCCGGTTAGCCCTAGGGGGTTCCCTATCCTTCTGAGCTCAAACGCGATAGGCGGAACGACTGTCCTTGATCCTAGATTGAAGCCATCGAAATTAGTTATACTGCTCTTAAACACGACGTGGGCGGTCCCGCGGTATGCAGGTTGGTCAGTGACGAATTGATCGACAAAAGTATTCTTGACTTGTGTCTCTGTGCCAGGGTGGATATCGATAGCGCCGACCAAGCCACCCTCCCCGTTGTCTCCTCCGTAAAATGATGGAAGGTTGATGTTGACCACGCGATGGTCCGGCGCGATGAATGTAGGCGTGCCATTGAACACTTCGCGATCGTCTATAAGTATCCTCATGAATGTTTCATCAATTGGCCCCCGACAGAGCCCAAGTTGAAATGCGATACCGTGGATAAACCCTGTAACTATTCTGCGCTTGGAAAAGAGTCCGCTTTTTACTTTTGTCTTTATCACCGTTACGCCAGCCGCGCCGTACCATAGGGTATTCGGACCTCTCATGAGAGCAGTCCCAAAAAGTATAGGTACCGGTCGCCCTTCTGTCGTTGTTGGGACTGTGAAGTCACCCTTGTTCGGCGGCCTTCTTTGTTCATCCTTTGGTTTTGGTTTTAGCAACTCGCTGACCGCAACTGCAGCAGCCGCTAGGACAAGGCCGATGATGATAGTGGCAACAATAGCCATTAGGTACTGCCCCCCTTAAACCCAGAATCGAAGATGTTTTTTGTTGGGATCAAAGGATGACCACCGTAGTTTATGCCGTTGGCGAACTTGCCAACGCAGTCAGCTATGAATCGATGCCGGCACCCTGCGTTGATAGCTATCGTTTGGTTTATTGGAGACACACGGAAAGGAATATTCAAAGTCAAGATGTCGACCGATTGCCCTATGACGTGTCTGTTATCGTTGAGGAACATAGCGCGCCCAGCGACAAAAAAGTCCGCACCAAATCCACTTGCGCCAGCCGCAGTGATTTGGTTTGCGGTGACGTTGGTGATGAGAAGGTTCTTCCTGAATGCCGGATCCGTGGCCAATAGTTTGCAACGTTTATCATAGAGCTGATGGTTACATGGGTTTTGATAAGTGAACCTTGGAACCTGCCGACTTTTCGCTCGTAAGATACTGAGGGATGTTATTGTAGCTTCTGTTCCATCATCATCGAATGTCACCAATTGAACGTTACCCTTGAATAAAACCACAGTTTCTTCGTCTGGATCTTCTCGGTGAAATCTCAGGAGCGTGACACTAGATGCTTCACCCACTGGAATCCCTTTGTAGATATCGGCAAATGGACTATCAGCAGGAAGCGTGATAGTTATCTTGTCTTCATTCGGTTCTGCGGTGTGCAACAGGCTCGATCTTGATATGATCTCGGGTTCATAGGTGATGCTATCTATCGTTACTCTATCTTCTCCGGAGGTGAAGAAAAACTCTGAAGAGCCGACTCGCAACTGATATATCTCAACAGGAGTTCCTGTTTCGTCACCAGTTTCAAAAGCTAGATACGTCATTCCAGCACCGACCTAACTGACGAAGTTATCGTGGCCCTGCCAGCTGCGGACCGATGCCTTATCTGGAACGTATCATCATCGAACCTTACCTTTTCTATAAACTCCACACGATCAACTTCGGCCACCGTGGCCGATATCCCCCAGTTAGTATCTACGTTCAGTTGTTCCTCATCGTCATCGATTTCGCTTGCAGATAGCACTGTTCTAATCGCAGATGTTCCGTCTGTTTTCACAAGGCGTATTACATTCCTTGGCTGTCTACTCTTAATGAAATCAGCATAGCCGACATTGGTAACGACGATCGCAGTGGATCCAGATGTGACGTTTTGGGTAACCGAAAGATCTTCAAAGAACGTCGGGATGTAAAATGATATCACCCGGCCCTTCAACGCATGGAGTAATTGACGAACCTCCCACAGCCTTTGCTGATTTTGAGATAGGAAGTTTTTGTCGTGTGTTCTTGTGCTGACTTCCTCGCCACTGGATTGCCTGAATATTCCTGTCCTGTTGTCTAACTCGAACATCTTTCTGCTGAGTGTTTCCGGTAGTGTTCGTGACGTCATAAGATTGTCATCATCAAGTAACACCTTAGAGTTGAAAGATGAAAACGCCGCGGAGCTTCCAATGTTTGCATCGTTGTCGATAACCCGCATTGTGAATCTGTTGTCTTGTAAGTTAACATGGTATTTTGCACCCCGGACTGTTTGTGATAACAGCGCAATGCGAACAGGATATACAGGAAGACCTATTGCAAAGGCATTAACAAATGCTGTTTCGAATTCTAGAGAAGTGGGGTTGATTGTTTTTATCTGTAACGTCTCAAATGTGTCGACGTCATCAAGAACCACTGCTAGGTCACCCACCCTGAAATCCCTGAATGCTGTTTGTGTTACGTTGATTATTGTGTCAGTGGCTGAAACAGCGCTTGTGAGCTCTGTCTCTTCAAACCAGACCGGAATCCCAAAAGCTTGGTCATGCAAATCAAAAACAATCGAGTCGAATAGCTGCCTAGCTTTTGACGCTTCCTCTTTGCGCAAAAGCATGTTGAATATCTGACGCGGGTTTTTGCGTAACGCTGCACGTTGTTCTTTACCACCACTCTTGCGAATGACGTCGCTAAGAAACTGCAATTCCTCATCAAAAGGTTCTTCCGGTCGGAACACAAACATCACTGTGCGCTGGCCGGTAAGCGCTATCAGCACTGACACACTCAAAGGATCCGGGCCAACGATATCAAAAAGTAGTTCAACGTTTCCAAAGACATCGGGAGGGCCTTCAGCACTGACATCGATATTGAATAGATCTGATGTCAACGGATTGAAAACAAACGGTATCGTCGGAAGCGACGAGAAGGTAACACCGGCTCCCGCCATGTTTGTTATCGATAGCCAAGTTCTCGATTCAGCCCTCCACGCATTGAACACTTCTATCTGTGCAGATTTGTCATTCAAGATAAACCCGAAAGCCACAGACTTGGGAAACACATGCACAATCTCAAACCACTGCTCTCGAAGATCCCTGTGCAGTTGCGCGGATTGGTCGTCTGGCGTCGGAGCCGGCGCGCCCTCTGTGGCAGGACCACCAGGCCACAGCGGTTGGAAAACCAGTATCAATGCATCTTGACCCGCAGGCGCTTGCCATTGAGCCGGTGCGTCTATGTCCTGAAACCCTGTGGCGGTTAACCTGTTTGTGGCGTCGGCGCTTCGTCCTAACTCGGTTGCGATAATACCAGATTCATCAGCCATGGTTACGTCAGCTTCTTATATGCGAGCCCCGCGTTACCAGACTCTTCGGTGTTGTTGTTGAGTTCTTGCTTACGCGTCCACGGGAACAACAGCCAGTCATCGGAACCGATGGTGATCTCTTGAGCAGGAGAGAAGTTTTCTATGTTGACGAGCCTCACATCTGGTTGAAATCCCAGTTCGTACCACTCATCGGGAGCCGGCGAAAGGTCCCTGTAAAACAACGGTATTTCTACTAAGGGAACATATCCGTTTGCATCATTGGCGCCGGCGAAAGTGAACGAACTGTTAGGGCCATCCCTAACTCCGCCGAGGACATTCTCCCTCACTTCTCCGGCGGTGTCAGTGCCTGCTGATGTCCCTGCCCACACAACCCCCCACTTGCTCAGCGCTGGTTCTCCCGGAAAGCCTTCCATGTGAATCGTCGCCGCATCTCCATTCGATAGCGTCATACGGCCTTCGAGACCGATAGAGTGATTCGGATGGAGATGATCATCTATTGGGGTCGTTCCCGAATCCCATGTAT